CTACAAGAATGTGAAAAACTAGAAAACGAAATACGTACAACATTTGAAGAGCCTCATAACTTTCTAATAGGATAAAAACTATGGTAGTAATGAATCCATACTTTCAGCACGGAGATGGCATCGGAAATGCTTCAGAAAAACACCTGTATGAAGATTTAATTATAGAAGGATTAAAGATATATGGTAATTTAATTTACTATATGCCTAGAGAAATTGTAAACAGAGATTTAGTATTAGGTGAAGACGTTAATAGTAAATTTAAAAATGCTTTTCCTATTGAAATGTATTTTGAAACTACCGAGGGATTTGCTGGTCAGCAAGAATTAATCAATAAGTTTGGATTAGAAATTAGAGAAGATACTACATTGATGGTATCTAAAAGACGTTTTATGAATAAAGTGGATATTAGAACAGAATTAAACGTAAAAGGTAGACCAAACGAAGGAGATATATTATTCTTTCCTTTGATGAATAGTTTCTTTGAAATTCAATTTGTAGAAGATCAGGAACCTTTCTTTCAATTAGGTAACTTACCTGTTTACAAATTAAGAGTTACACGTTGGGAATATTCAAATGAAGAATTAGATGTTGGAATAAAAGACATTGATAAAAGAGAAAGACAAAATTCAGTTAATCTATTAGTAGACAGAGTGCGTTTAGAAAACGAAGCTGGTAGCGTTCAACTAGAACAAGATGACGTATCATCTGGTAATGCTAACTTCTTATTAAACGAAGAATATGACGCAACAAAAACTACAGTACAAACTCAATCTGATTATGCACAAAATTTAGATTTAGATACGGCAGCCGGTTTTGATACTGCTTCTGTAGCAGATGATGTACTAGACTTTACTGAAAGAAATCCATTTGGGGAGGTAGACATTTAATGGAAAGAGATAGACATAGACAATTACATGAGTTTCATAATAAAACTTTAAAACAAAAAAAAGAAATGGAACTATCAAGAAATTTAAAAAAAGAAGTGGTTGCTGGTGCAAATGGCACACAGGATTATGTAATTAAAGAAGGAATTAACAAAGGTAAGATAGCCGATAAAGGACAATAATGTTTGGAACACCGTTTTACAATGAAGGATTAAGAAAGATTATTATTGCTTTCGGACAACTATTTAATAATATAGTTATTGAAAGTAAGAATAATGAAACTGGTGCTGTTTTAAAAAGAATAAAAGTTCCTTTAGCATATGCTCCTAAAGAAAAGTTTTTAGTTCGTTTAGATCAACAAGCTGATTTAGATGATAGATCAATGGCAATAACTTTGCCTAGAATAGGTTTTGAAATATCAGGACTATCATATGACCCTAGTAGAAAATTAACAAGGGTTCAAAAATATAGAACAGAAAAAACACCATTGACAAGAGATCAATCTGTTGCTAAAATGGACAGAGTATATATGGAAGATGATAGTGGTCATATTCAGTTTGAACAAGCAAATACTACAACAGGATATGCTGAATATCCATTATTAGAAACATCGCCAACAGATTTTGCAGATTCAAAAAAACAAAGTTTTAATTATACACCTGTACCATATAACATAAGTTTAAATGTTTATGCTTTTACAGCAACTGCTGAAAATGGTTTACAAATTGTAGAACAAATATTACCTTTCTTTCAACCAGATTATACAGTAACAGTAAATGTTATGCCTGATATGAATATAAAAAGAGACGTACCTATTATTCTAAACAATGTAAACTATGAAGACAGTTATGATGGTGCATTTACAAATAGAAGAGCAGTTATATACTCAATGAATTTTACTGCTAAAACATACTTGTTTGGTCCTACAACTAATCAAGGTGTTATTAAAAAAGTACAAGCAGATTTATATGCTGATACAGTAAACAATCCACCAAGAGAAGAAAGAATTACAGTTGTACCAAATCCTATATCAGCTGATGTAAATGATGATTTTGGATTTACAACAACAATAGAAAATTTTACTGACGGTAAAAAATATAACGTGAAGACAGGAAGTGATGAATAGTTATGGCAAAATTAGAAGACAAGGTAAATGAAATTTTAGGTATTGAAAGTATACCTGAAGCTACACAACCAAAAGAATTTCAACCACCTGTGGAAAGACCAAAAGGTGATGTTGAAGTAAAAACAGAAAAAGATATCAATCAAGATTACGCTTATAGTAGAGATAGTTATTATAATCTAATAGATAAAGGTAATGAAGCTATTGAAGGAATATTAGAAATTGCAAAAGAAGGCCAACACCCTAGAGCATATGAAGTTGCAGGCCAATTATTAGGACAAGTTGCAGGTACTGTTGACAAACTACAAGACTTACAAAAAAAATTAAAAGACTTAAAACAAGTACCAAAGACTGCAAACACAAATGTAAAAAATGCTCTTTTTGTTGGATCAACTGCCGAGTTGCAGAAAATGTTAAATAGAAAACAAGAAGATGAAACAATTGAAAAAAATATTACTCCCGAAAAGGAGTAAAAAATGAGTGAAGCATATTTAGGGAATCCTAATCTTAAAAAGGTTAATACTCCTGTTGAGTATACACAAGATCAGATAGTAGAATATCAAAAGTGTGCTGAAGATCCAATATACTTTATGGAAAAATATATCCGTATTGTATCTCTTGATGAGGGTCTAGTGCCTTTTAATATGTATGGATTTCAAAAAGATATTGTTCAAAAAATTCACGAGAATAGATTTACTATATGTAAACTACCAAGACAATCAGGAAAATCTACAACAACTATTTCTTATCTATTGCATTATGCATTATTTAATCCAAACTCTAACATAGCCATACTTGCAAACAAAAGTTCTACTGCTAGAGATATATTAGGTAGACTGCAACTTGCATATGAAAATTTACCAAAATGGTTACAACAAGGTGTAATAAACTGGAACAAAGGTAATATAGAATTAGAAAATAAATCTACCATTGTTGCGGCTGCCACTTCTTCAAGTGCTATTCGGGGTGGTTCATTTAATATTATCTTTCTTGATGAGTTTGCTTTCGTACCTACTAACATTGCCGAAATGTTTTTTAGTTCAGTTTATCCTACGATATCTGCTGGTACAAAAACTAAAATGATTATAGTATCTACACCTTATGGTATGAACATGTACTATAAGATTTGGATGGACGCAATCAATAAAAAGAATGATTATATTCCTATAGAAGTACATTGGAGTGAAGTACCAGGTCGTGATGATAAATGGAAAGAACAAACTATACGTAACACAAGTGAAGAACAATTCCAACAAGAGTTTGAGTGTGAGTTTTTAGGTTCTGTAAATACTTTAATATCAGCTTCTAAAATTAAGGCAACACCTTATGTAACACCTATAAAGTCTGCTCAAGGTGTTGACATATATGAAGATAGAAAAGAAGGACATACTTATGTGGCTGCTGTTGATGTATCACGTGGTGTAGATAAAGATTATTCTGCCTTTTTAGTATTTGATGTAACTAGTATGCCTTATAAAGTTGTAGCAAAATATAGAAGTAACGAAATTAAACCTTTTGTATTTCCTAATATAATATCTAGAGTTTGTTTAGCATATAATCAAGCACATATATTAACAGAGGTAAATGATATAGGTCAACAAGTGGCCGACGCCTTACAATTTGAAATTGAGTACCCTAATTTATTAATGACAACACAAAAAGGTCGTGCTGGTCAAATATTAGGTGCTATGTATAGTGGTCGTGGGTCATCTATGGGTGTTCGTATGACAAAAGCTATTAAAAAAGTAGGTTGTTCAAACTTAAAAACACTAATTGAGGGTGACAAAGTTGTTGTTAATGACTTTAATATTATACAGGAGATGTCAACCTTTACTAAAAGAGGTCAAAGTTGGCAGGCCGAAGACGGTTCCAATGATGATTTAATGATGTGTTTAGTCATATTTGGTTGGTTATCTAATCAACCCTACTTTAAGGAATTGACAAATACCAATGCACGTTTAAAAATGTACGAGGAACAAAAGAATTTGATAGAACAGGACATGGCACCATTTGGTTTTGTAGACGATGGAGTGACTGATCCTGAAGATGAGGAAACAGTTGACGAGTACGGTACCAGATGGTTTCCTGTCTCTAGAAAAGGACAATAGTCTATTTCTAGGTTATTATAAATATCTGTACTGGCTTTAAATATGGATGTAAGAAAACTTACAAAGATGTGAATTATAATATATTAATAATTAGCTAATTAAGAGGAGAATAACCTATGGCATTTCAAGTATCACCAGGTGTTCTTGTACAGGAAAAAGATTTAACAAGAATCATTCCTGCTGTATCTACATCAATTGGTGCCTTTGCTGGCGAGTTCAGAAAAGGTCCTTTAGATCAGATTACATCAATCTCTAGTGAACAAGAGTTAGTAAGTGTTTTCGGCAAACCGGATAATTCAAATTTTGAATCATTCTTTTCAGCTGCAAACTTTTTACAATACTCTAACGCATTAAGAGTAGTACGAGTACAAAATACTGGTTTAGCAAACGCAGCCGTTTCAGGCTCAGCAGTTGCTATCAAAAATACACAAGACTACCAGGATAATTACAATGCTGGTCAGGCGTCTGTCGGAGAATGGGCAGCTAGAACAGCAGGAGTTTGGGGCAACGGCCTTAAAGTTTCTGCTTGTCACAGCGCAACAGGTTTCCAAGAGGATGCAAAAACAACAATAAATGATTCTGCTATGTCTGTTGGTCATACAACAGTAACATTAACATCAGGAACAGGTTTCGCAGTAGGCGATATCGTTGAGTTTTCAACGAGTTCGGGCGGAACAGATTATGATGGTAGAAAATATAAAATAACAAACGTAGCTACTAACGATATAACTTTTGTTAGAGCTGACACACTACAAGGTGGTTTACATCAAGTACCGGCTAACGGTGCAAACGTAAGAAGATTTTGGGAGTTCTATGAATTTGTTTCAGGAGCACCAGGAACATCTCCTTACGCTGCTTCAAAAAGCGGAGTAAATGATGAAATGCACGTTGTCGTTATAGACGAAGACGGTAATATCACAGGAAAAACTGGCGAAGTAATTGAAGTTTACGATAGAGTATCAAAAGCTTCAGACGCTAAATCACCACAAGGCGATTCAAACTATGTAAGAGACGTAATTTATAATAAATCAAATTACATTTACTGGATGGATCATCATGCTTCAGGATCAAACCATGGTTCAGCAGCTGCAGGAATAACTTTCACAGCAGTTGATACACCAAAAACTGATTCTTTAATTAACGGTGCAAATGGTTCAACAGCAACAGCTGGCGAAATCAAAACTGCTTACGAGAAGTTTGAAGACGCAGAAACAGTTGATGTAGGTTTAATCATCGGTGGATCTTGTAACGCTACTCATGTAGACGATCTAATAACACTTGCAGAAAAAAGAAAAGACGCTATCGCATTCGTATCTCCAGAGAGATCAGATGTTGCTGGTATCACTTCTTCAATCACACAAACACAAAACGTATTAGCATTTATGAACGGTATTCGTTCTTCATCTTACGTTATGTTAGATAGTGGTTACAAATACATGTACGACAGATACAATGACGTATATAGATTTGTTCCATTAAACGGTGACATTGCAGGTCTAGCGGCTAGAACAGATTTAATCGCAGATAGCTGGTTTTCTCCAGCAGGATTAAACAGAGGTGTTATCAGAGGTGCTGTTAAGTTAGCATATAACCCAAGTAAATCTCAAAGAGACGAATTGTACAAAGCAAGAATTAACCCAGTGGTTACATTCCCAGGCCAAGGTACAGTATTGTTTGGAGACAAAACTGGTTTATCTGCTCCTAGCGCATTTGATAGAATCAACGTTAGAAGATTGTTTATTGTTTTAGAGAAGGCAATATCAACTGCTTCTAAATTCCAACTTTTTGAGTTCAATGATGAATTTACAAGAGCGAATTTCAGAAACATTGTAGAACCTTTTTTAAGAGAAGTACAAGGTAGACGAGGTATCACAGACTTTTTAGTAGTATGTGATGAAACAAATAACACAGGTGAAGTAATTGATAGAAATGAATTTATTGCTGAGATATTTATTAAACCAGCAAGAAGTATCAACTTTATTACATTACAATTCATCGCAACACGAACCGGCGTTTCTTTTGAAGAAGTCGCAGGCGGTTAATTAGTAGAGGAGAAATAAAAAATGGCAAACATTAATGACTTCAAAGCTAAACTTGCAGGCGGTGGCGCAAGAGCCAATCAGTTTAAGGTTACAATGCCTTTTCCTGGTTACGCACAGGTTGGTGGAGAAATAGAAGACTTAGCATTTTTATGTACAGCTACATCTATACCGGCAATGACAGTTGCAAACGTCAATGTTCCGTTTAGAGGTAGAGCAATTAAAATTGCAGGTGATAGAACAATTCCGTCTTGGTCAATTACGGTACTAAACGATACAAATTTCAAAATCAGAAATGCTTTTGAAAGATGGCAGAATGGTATCAATAATATGACTGACAACGAGGGGTTAACTAATCCAGTTGACTACCAAGTAGACGCTTTTGTTGATCATCTTGACAGAAATGGTAATAACGTTAAATCGTATACTTTGAGAGGACTGTTTCCTACAGAGATCGGTGGTATTGATTTAAGTATGGGCGAAGCAACAGAAATAGAAACTTTTGGTGTGACGTTTGAATATCAGTACTTTGAAACAAATACTACAACGTAATACAAAATTAGGAGGCGGCCTAAAAACCGCCTTCTTAAAACTATTATAAGTAGTAGTAGAACAAACAGGAGATAATATTATGGCAGAGTTTTTTGGATTTAAGATTACACGAGATAAACCTAAATCCGATCCAAAACAAAACTTTAGTACACCACAAGCAGAGGACGGTACACAAGTAGTCGCTGCTGGAGGGTATTTTGCGTCTCACCTTGACATGGAAGGAAACGCAAAGACTGAAGCGGATCTAATAAGAAGATACAGAGAAATTTCAATACATCCAGAATGTGATATGGCGATTGAGGATATTGTCAATGAGGCAATAGTTTCAAACGAAAATAAACAAGCTGTTAGATTAATGACAGATAATGTTCCTTACAGTAGGGATATTAAAAGAAGACTTGAAGAAGAATTTACAGAGATATTAAGATTACTACAATTCAACAGTAGAGGCCACGAGTTGTTTAGACGTTGGTATGTTGATGGTAGAATATACTTTCAAAAGATAATTGATACAGAAACAGGTAAGAAAGGTATTACAGAATTAAAATATCTTGATCCTCGGAAAATCAAAAAAATCAGAGAAGTAAGAAAGAGAAGACCTGACGGAGTTGCTCCATCGGCTACGAATTTAGTAGACGA